ATCAAACAATTTACAATAGAACATTTTAAAGAAATATTAAATAAATAATATGACACAGAAATATAAATTAAAAAAATCAAAGTTTTTGGATTATATGTTCAGCGACTTTGATGACCAAAAATATTGGGGAACATATTTCCTAAATGAATTAAAACAGAACGGAAAAATTGAGTACTCTGTCGAGCAAATGTTAAACGAAAGAGATGAATTGCCTATGTATATTATGCAAGGATGTGATGAAATGATTGATGAAATGGTGTATGATATGAACGAAATAGAATTAATAAATTAAAAAAATAATAAATTATGAGCATAACTGGAAAAGTCCTAGATGTAGGCACAACAGAAACTTTTGGAGCTAAAGGTTTTAGAAAAAGAAACTTAATCATTGAAACAAGTGAGAAATATCCACAAGAAGTGTGTATTGAATTTGTACAAGACAACGTTACATTATTAGATTCTTATAAGTTAGATGATAATATTGAGATTGAATATAATATTAGAGGTAGAAAATGGGAATCACCAAGTGGTGAGATAAAATACTTTACAAGCATACAAGGTTGGAAAATAGAAACTGCTGTTGAAGAAGTAAAGACAGAACAACATAGCCCAGATAGAGAGACTGAAGATGACTTACCATTTTAGTTGCGAAATGTGTGGATCTGAAATGCAATCACACGACTTTTCAGATATTTGCGACGAGTGTAGAGAAGAATTAATTTAATTTATAAGGGGAGTTTACTACTCCCTTTTTTTTATTTACTTTTATAAGATGCTGATACAATTTAATGATGAGCTGGATAAGTTACGTCTAGTTCGTAATGGTCAATTAAAGGAAGGATTGAAGCTGGATATTCCTGAAGTTGATCAATACTTGAGATTTAAACCCTCGAATTTTAATGTAATATTAGGACACGCTAACGTTGGTAAAACTACTGTTATCCTGTATTTAATGTTACAATACACGATAAAACACAAAATAAAATGGCTAGTATTTTCTAGTGAGAATGAGCCTCATTCGTTAATAAAAAAGCTAGTAGAGTTTTTAATGAATCAACCTATAAACAAAATTAGTGAGGATGACTTTTTAGTTGCAACAGATTTTATTTATGATTATTTTAAAATAATAGATGCTAGTAAATTATACAGTTTTAAGGATCTGTTACAATTTGCATTAGTTGTAAAGAAACAATATAACTATAAAGGATTTATGATAGATCCGTACAATAGTTTAATAAAAGACCGATCCGTATTAAACGGAATATCAGGACACGAATACGACTATGAAGCTACCAGTCAAATGAGAGTATTTTGTAAAAGTCATAACGTTTCTATTTGGCTAAACACACACGCTAACACTACAGCTCTTAGAATGAAGCACGGATCTGAAAGTGAGTATTATGGTCATCCAATACCACCAATGGCTAGTGATGTAGAGGGTGGGGGTAAGTTTGTAAATCGTGCAGATGACTTTATTGTAATACATAGATATATACAACACCCTACTGACTGGATGTACTCAATGATACATATTAGAAAAGTAAAAGATGTAGATACTGGTGGGAGACCAACACCAATAGACAGTCCTATTAAGCTAAAATCATTAATTAACAATGTAGGATTTGAAATAAATGGAAAAAATTTACTAAATTCACGAAAGAGAGAACAAGGTGAACTTCCGTTTTGAATAAAATATTAGAAATTCTTTTTAAAAAACATAAACAATGGGTAGAAATTGTCGGATCATTTGGCTGTAACAAGCAAACTGCTGAGGATCTTACTATGGAAATGTATATAAAGATTGGAAAAAAAGTAGAAAATGGTACAGATATTTTATATAAAGAAAATGAGATAAATTATTTCTATATTTATTTAACATTAAAAACTTTGTTTTTAGATTTAAAGCGTAAAGAATCAAAAGTTAATACTTTGCCTATAGATACAATGAGAGATTTTATAAGTCAAAATGAATGTAGAGATTACGATCAAGTTTATGCAGATGTACAAAACGAGTTAAATAATATGTACTGGTACGATAAAAAAGTATGGCAAATATTAGAGTCAGGCGAGAGTATAGCTGAATTATCTAGAAAATCAGGAATACCTTACTACTCTTTATATAATACATTTAAGAAAGTTAAACAAAAATTAAAAAAACTATTATGAATAGAGAAGATCATCACCCTTTTGAAAATCAAATATTTGACGCATTTAGAAAGCGTGAAAAAAAAATTAAAAATGCTATTAAATTATTAAAAGAAAATGGTTATTTAGTTTATGAAAAAAAATCATTATGATAAGCATACAAAAAAAAGTTGAAGAAGTTAAAAAAGCAATTAGACTTTTAGCCTTTCAAGGATATACAATATTAGATCTAGAAGATAATATGATAAATAAATGGAATATTAATGATAATAAAAAACACAATATATCATACAGTAGAGTTCCAAAAAGAAAAACAATATGAAACTAGGAGATTTAATTTATAACATAACAAAATACACAGGTATAAAATGGATTGTTGAAAAATATCACAGTATAAGAGGAACTGAATGTGGATGTGATAAAAGACGAAAGAAGTTCAATGAAATAAAAATTAAAAGATGGTAGTAAAATTTTCAAAAGATGATTATAAATTATGGACTAAATTCAGAGGATCAAAACAGTCAACAATTAACCGTGGAGAATTTCGTTTGGTATGCCTCCTGCACTCACAATATTATAAACACAAGTATTACGAGCCCTGCACCTGTTCACCCAAAACAATAAATAAGTGGATTAAAGAGCTTAATATTGTGTGGGAAAATGGGAATTAAGAGGATCCATAAACTGGAAAAGGCATTTGTTACTTTTTTAAACTTTGATGGATGGGATCTTAAATGGTCAGGTGAGGGTTATGAACATTATGACGCTAAAGGCAAAACGCCTAAAGGATTAGAATGTGTGATGGAGATGAAGTTTAGAAATAAATATTATGCAGATAAAATGTTGGAAGAATATAAATATAATAAATTAATGGAGATGGAAGATAAGTTAGTGAAGCTGTATCTTGTTGTAGATCCAAAAGGTTACTATTTATACTGGTTAAATAAACTTATTATGCCAAAGACTACACTGATGTATTGCCCAGATACTACACTTTGGACTTCCAAGAGACTTAAAAAATCCGTATATTTGTTAAGCGAACAAGACGCAAGTTTAACACACTATAACGCTAAAGACAATTTAAATATATTATGACACTATTGCAAAAACAGGTTTATCAAGCTAATTTTAATTATATTGGTGTATTCTTAAAAGAAGCATTTGATAAAACAAAAGACACAGACACGAAAAAAAATAAAGAAATTAGTAATTTAATTAAATGTATCAATCAAATGTATATCTACACTAATCAATTAGAAGTAGAGGTTATGATAGATAGAAGAAAATTAGATGATCAAAAAGATATAAATAGAAAATTAGAACAAAACACAAATAAATTAAATAAAGAAATAGAAAGATATGATAGAACTTTTAAACTCCAGTCAGGAATGTGAGGAAACGCTTATAGATGCTATGTATGATGATGATTTTTACTACGGTGAATTGAACAAACTAGCATTAAGCTCCTCAACAGTAAAATTATTAAATGATAGTCCTAAGAGCTACAAAAATGCTTTAAGGTATGGTAACGCACAAACACAAGGTATGCGTGATGGGTGGTTATTTCACACAGCTATATTAGAGCCTGAGAAATTTCATCAATTACATTTTGTAAATGTTAAGAGTAAATTAACAAAAGCATATAAAGAAGCTAAACTAGAATATGGTCAGGTATTTACTCAAAAAGAACGAGAAGATGCTGAAAGATTACAAGATGCTTTTTATAGAAATGAGATGGCTTTGTCAATGATACAAGATTCAGAGTTTGAAGTGCCTATGATCGGTAATGTGTTAGGTATGCCATTTAGAGGTAAGGCTGATATATTAGCTGGAGATAGAATTGTTGATCTTAAAACTACAACTGACATAAAGAACTTTGACAAGTCTGTTGAGAAATACGATTATGCTGGTCAAGTTTATATATATTGTACTTTGTTTAATATGTCGTATGAATGTTTTAAGTTTGTAATGATTGACAAAAGAACATTAACGTTAGGATTAGCTCATTGTGATAAGGCATTATATGAACGAGGTAAGGCTTCAGTTCAAAGAGCTATAAATACTTATAAAGAATATTTTGTTGATGAAAGATTAACTGAAGATAAATTAGATAATTATTATTTAGAAATTTTATTAAAATGAAAGAATTAAATAACAAGATAGCGAGACAAATTATAGAAGTATCAGGAATTGATTTGTTTCAGGATAGCAGACGTAGGGAAGTTGTAGAAGTCAGAGCTATATTTATTAGAATACTCAAAGAGCATCAAGGAATGACTTTTTATGGCATTAAAGATTATTTTTGTGATAATAATAAATGTATAGATCACACAACTGTAATATATGCTAACAGTATGTTTGACGTATATATAAGATATAATCCTAAACTAAAAGAATGGTACGATTTTATAGTAAATGCTTTATTTGACACTAAAGAAAAAAATTCATTGAATAAGAAAAATGAGTTATTGAATAATATTGAGTATTTAAGTGAAGAAAACATAGATAATGTCTCTGAATATGTGGATAATTTAGTTACTGAACAAATTACAGTATAAATAAACGTTATATAATTATGATAGAAAAAGTTAATATCAAACAAATTAAACCAAATAGTAGTAATCCAAGAGTAATTAAAGACTATAAGTTTAAGAAATTAGTTAGATCAATACAGAGTTTTCCTGAAATGTTAGATCTAAGACCAATAGTAGTAAATGAAGATAAAGTAGTGCTAGGTGGTAATATGAGGCTCAGAGCTTGTCAAGAAGCTGGACTTGAAGAAGTACCTATTATAGTAGCTAAGGATCTAAATGAAGCCAAACAAAAAGAATTTGTAGTAAAAGACAATTTAAACTATGGAGAGTGGGATTGGGATATGTTAGCTAATGAGTTTGATTTAATGGAGCTTGACACATATGGACTAGATTTAAACCCTACATTATTTAATGACAAAGATGAGGAAAGTATTAAAGGCGTAACAGACGAGAAGTTTAATGATTATACTATCTATTTTACAAACGAACAAGAGTTAGATATTTGGTATGAATTTTTAAAGAAGATCCGAAACGATTTCAAAGACCAAGAAAACGTATCTACTAGAATATTAAGATATATTGCTGAAGTATATATGGATAATAAAATGACAGACAGTCAAAGAATATTAAAGTTTATAGAATATGATGTAGATGGCGACTCTTAAAGATTTAATATACGAAGATCGTAATGTGTATGAAGCTGCACTAGATAGAATAGATAAAATCTATAACTCACACGATGAGGTGTGGGTAAGTTTTAGTGGTGGTAAGGATAGCCTTGCTATGTTAAAGCTCGTTGAAGAATACTTTGATACGAACAATTACTCAGATAAAATCAATGTAGTATTTAGAGACGAAGAAGTGATTAATACAATGGTTAGGGATTTTGTGTTAACATTTGTAGATAACCCTAGATATAATTTTAGATATTATACAACACAATTGAAAAGTGAGATATATGTATTAGGAAATAAAAAGGATTATATACAATGGGATGAGAATAGAAAATGGATAGTTGATAAACCTGAATGTGGTATTACTGAGAAAGGTGTGTTTGATCAATGGAAGTTTGACAAGTTATTATATAATAAAAAGAATAGGAGAGTATGTAGTATGACAGGGATCCGTGCCGATGAAAGCCTAATACGTTTTAGTGGTATTACAAATAGTAAGGTTTGTCATTTAACAAAAAACCCACATTTAAAAAACGCTACAATAGGAAAGCCTATATATGACTGGAAAGAAAAGGATGTGTTTAAGTATTTCTATGATAAGAAAATAGATTACTGTGACGTTTACGATATGCAGGTATTTAATAAAGATAGTTTACGAGTTGCTACTGTATTACACGCTGAAGCTGCAAAGAACTTACATAAAGTAAAAACATTAGATCCTGTATTATATAATCAGATTATGGATGTATTTCCTGAAGTTGAAGTACAGGCACGATATTATAAAGATGCAGTAAAAGGAAACAGTAAAAAGATAGCTTGGTTTTATAAAGACAAGTGTGGAGGTGACTATTGGGATGCCCTCAGCTTGTATATTAAAGAAAACATAAAAGATAAAAATCAATATAATATGGCTATGCAAAAAGTTATGAGAGTGAGACAAACTCGTAGAAATAACGTAAGACCTAGTAATATATTTGGTGGTTATCCGGCATTATACTTGTTTGAGAAAGTAATAGGAGGTGCATATAAAAGAGAAATACAACCAACAGGCAACCAAAAAGATATATATTTTGAATTTGAAAACATATCTCGCAGAACATAGTTACGTTTATAGTGTATTTGCTAAACACTTACGCAAGAACAGGGTAGCTATTGATCGATACGATCCTAAAACTAATTATTGTATGGCCTCAGTTGATTTGGAACGCTTTTTAGATGATTATAAACCAGTAGCTGTAGTAGGTTGGATGGAGATGGGTAAAGGACATATAAGATATAAGACAGATTTTGTCTTTGAGAAATATAGAGGTAAAAAAATATATAGTGACTTGTGGAAGCTCCGTGATTATTATACCTTTATAGATAAACCAAGTAAAATATCTGCATATTGTACAGAAATGAGTTTGCCTAAATATATAAAAGAGGGATTTGAGATACAAAGTGTAGGTAAAAATGGTATAACTTATGTAATTAAAACACTATAAACACTATGCAAAAGTACAAGAAATGGAGTCCAGAATTTAGAAAAGCATCACTAAAGCTAACAAACAAAGCTAAGAAAATGGGATGGATTCCCCAGCCTACAGTATGTAGGAGATGCAGTCAAGACAAAGGTATATTACATTTACACAATGAAGATTATGATGTAACTTACTATACATTATCAGAAGTCTTTAATAGATTCCCTGTAACTATAACACAAGATGAGGTAGATGCAGTTAATCAAGCTCTTGAGCCTATATGCTGGAGATGCCATATGATGCACCACTCAGTCAGACGAAACAAGACAGCAGTTGAAGATTATTTCAAAGAGATAAAAGCTGGTAAACAATACCCACCAGTATTCCGACACGATTTCACAATATTAAAACGAGACCATAATGTATAAAGACGATCCTATTTCAAAAGTAGAATGGATAGAAGTTGATAAGCTAAATGCTAATGACTATAATCCTAATGTAGTTCTAAACAAAGAATTGAACTTATTAGAATTAAGTATAATGACTAACGGCTGGATTCAACCGATATTATTAAATAGAGATATGTCTATAATAGACGGCTACCATAGAAGCTACTTAGGTAAGAATAGTAAAGCGTTACGAGAAAAATATAATGGAAAAGTACCGTGTGTTATTATGGATCTCACAGAGCCTGAAAGAATGTTACTAACAATTAGGATAAATAGAGCTAAGGGTAATCACGTGGCAATTAAAATGCACGACATAATAAAAACCTTAGTAGATAAACATAATGTAAGTAAAGAATATATAAAGAAGTCTATTGGTGCAACTAAAGATGAGATAGATTTATTATATAAAGACGGAGTATTTGATGCCTTAAACATTAAACAACATAAATACAGTAAAGCGTGGAAAAGTCCAAAAACGAAATAGAAAAAAAACAACAAAAACAACATATAAAAAAAGAAGCGTTCTTAGAAGCGTTAGAAAAAAGTATGGGTATAGTGTCACAAGCTACTAAAAAGGTCGGTATAGATAGAACTACGCCTTATAGGTGGATGAAAGAGGACACTGAGTTTGAGGATAAAGTTATGGAAATACAAAACGTAGTAGGTGACTTTGCCGAAACGAAATTATATGAACTCGTAAACGATGGCGTACCTAGTGCAGTAATATTCTTATGTAAGACAAAGTTTAAGAATAGAGGATATGTGGAGAGACAAGAGATAACTGGAATGGACGGTAAAAATCTAGATATAAATATTGAAGTCATCTATCCAACTAAAAACGACTAAAGTCTTTGAACACTTAGACACAAGTGATAAAAGAATAATTGTAGAACAAGGTGGTACTCGTTCAGGTAAAACCTATAACAT